GCTTTCAAAGAACCAGTCTCCAGGTGCCTCCGGGGTAGACTCCTTGATAACTTTTTATCCATGCGTCGCCGTTCCATTCGTATTGAATGCCTGTGGTGAGATTGGTCACATATTGTCCAGCAGCAGCGCCCTCGGCTCTAAACACCACTTGCCAATACTGATTGGTGTATTCAATTATGTCATTGGCCTTGGCCACAAGCGGTCTTCCATTGCCACCGTCCCAGGCTGCTGCTGACCCAGCAGCAGCGCTACCTGTGTCTTCAGTCAACAAATAACGCTGTCCTTCCATGGTACTGTCAAGTCCCTGTGCAGGGGCACTGGTCAAAGGATTGATCACTGCGTCAACCGGATTTAAGGTGTTTTGTGGCACAGTGTCCGAGTCAGCATCGAACAAAACAAATCTGGCATCATTGGGATCCACCACAATGGTGCCAATTACTTCACTTTCATCTGGTTGAATCAATCTGATTTGACTGACACCAGGGCGCAGTGTACCATAGAGATCAATCACAGCATTCCAGGTCAAGCCGCTGTCAGCAATGATATTGGCAGCTTCGAGAGAATCGTTGCTGGGTTCGTTGGCAAGATTCTGTTGTTTGATACACTGTACGCGATTTCCAATCACTACCACAGCCCAATTGTAAGGAGTTATGATTTGTCGAGTGCCTAGCAACAAATCATTGTTGGTCACTGCATTCTGTAAGTCGCCTTGTGCGTCATACATGTTCATGATCACTCGTTCAACAACACCCAGTTTCTTGAGTTTGACCGGGCTTGACAACCATATTGGTATGCTGAATTTGATCGAAGCAATGTCAATGGGATTGTCAGTGCCCTGAGGTATGGTACGTGAGCTCCAATTGATACTGTCTAGTTCTACCACAGTTAGACTGGTCCAGTCAATGAAATTGTCAGTGCTTTGCACTTCTAGGCTGGGGTTGAACAGTGTCAACATCTGTTCCAGCAGTTGTAGTTTTTGGTTGGTGTTGGATGTCCAAACATCCAAAGTGATGCCTAACTTGTAAGGCACTGGCATCAGGCGTTCTATTGTAAATGCATTGCCCTGTGTGGTTTCGTAAGTTTCAGTGGCTTCGTCGTAGGTACGTTGTCTCACGTTGACCTTGCTGACAAAATACGGTTCTTGCATCCGACTTCGGTCATAATCTAGACTGCTGATGTAAAAACTCATCAGGGGTGTGGCAGTCATGAAGTTGGCCGAGTTGTTTTGGATCACAGTTTGCACATTGCGTGTGGCATCGCCATAGCGCACTGGCACTCTGATCAAGGCCGTGGCGTCTGGGTTGCCGTCTTCGGGGCCGTACTGCACCTGAAAGCCACTCACAATTCTAGTGAATTGCAACAAGAATCGGCGTATCTGTTCATCGTAAAAATATTGGTTAATTTAATTCTCCTTGTTCATATACACTCGTTTACCGTCTATGGTTTTCCAAGTTTTACCTCGTGTGCCACTACGTTCAAGTTGAATTTGACTTAGTTTTTCTTTTGCGCTCTCAGGCATAGACCACATTCCTGTTGTACCTTTTCTTGGATGTGCTTTCCCTTTCATGGCACCGCCATCTCGACGAACCCAGGTATCAGTACCGTTTGCTTTTCTACGAGCATGAGCCTGACGTTGAGACTCTTTCATTTTTTCTTTTGATTGCACACTGTGAATCTTATTATTTCCAGCTTCTCTAATGTTGTATACTTCTGCTATTTTTTTATAGGCATCTAACCAGTATTGTTCTTTGAGATTTAGCTCATCAAGATCATTTGCTGAATCAATTACTTCCCAGGTAAAGTTACCAACCCCATGCTTTCTAATACTGTCATATAGGTAACTTTTTTTACCAGCTCGAGCGCAAGCACAATGTTCATACCATCTCATTTTAGCGTTTTTTCGAATGGTTTGTCCTATGTACATTTTGCGATTAATGGTGTTAGTAATTTTGTATATATGCATACGTTTATTTATGGAGAGCCATAAATTTCACGTTAGCTTGACTTCTGTCCAGGATAAGTGCCGGGTCTGGGATTGGGCGTTTTGTTGCCACCATCGTTGCCATTGTCAGCTCGGGGTCGTAACAGTTCACTGAGACTCTGTCTGCTGGGCACAGCCCCTTGATCAGTGGTGTTTACTGTGTATGTATTGTTCACAAAGCTGGAGCGCAAAGTTTCGTTGGTTGGGCCGTTGTTGAGATCAGTTCTCACACTGCTGTCCAATTTGATCCAACGACGCGAAGCCGAACTGTATCTAAACAGTCTGTTGGGAAAATAATCCAAGCGCAAGCAATAATCTCCATCCACGGGATTGGTGGGAAATGTCACACCCGAAGTCACAGGCAATCCATTGGGCGGGATGGAAGATCCTGTGAGATAACCCACAGTGTATCCATATCCACGCGGAGTTTCGCTCATGCCGCCCTGGCTACCATCCACAGTTTCAATGCCATCAGCAGTGATTGATGTGGGGTTGGCCGGTGTGCCCTCTAGGGTTGTGGGTTCAATATAAAAACTGCCAGTTTCATAACCACTGAGTGGCACTTCAACATCGGCCTGTGCCAAAATTGCATCATTGATTTGGTTGTCTTTGTCGCGAGTGCTCATGCCCTCACTGATGGTTTGTGGGGTGTACTCGCGCCAGTGTTCGGTGTTGGTGATATCTATGCCAGCAGGTGTGTTTTTAATGGCTTGATAATAAGTGTCGCCATAGTTTGTGACCCAGCCCTGTGGATAGTAATTGCCGTTGTCCCAAATATTTTCACTCACAAATGGTTTGTCAAGTATGTTTTTGTACTCTTGCTGATTAGAGATGGGCGTGGCTTTGACTCGCCATGTATGCGGCAGCCAGGTCTGACTCATGCCTTCGGTAGCATAACTGGCATCTTGGATCACATAGTATTTGGGCAGAGCTTTGGGTATGTTGGGATCCAGGGGGTTGTAATCCATCAAGTTAGTGACTTCTAACACATCACCGTTCATGAGCTTGCGACCCAGCGTATCAATCATGTCATTGTAATGAAATGTGATAAACAAGGTATCATTGTTTAAAAACAAGCCAAACTGTGTGAGGTCAAAATCAATGTCTTGATGGTTGTATACTCCGCGCATGACATAGATATCGTCGGCATACACACGGTCGCGGTTTTCCAACAACAGCAAGTCTTGGATGTTCAAGGGGTTGAGTTCGTCGTAAATGGGCTGAGTGGCATCGCCATTGCCCGAAAGTGCAGAGTCTTCGCCGCCAGTTTGTGGGCCCATGTACTTGTGAACATAGATATCCAGGCCGCCCACAGTGTACATTTCTGAGATGGTGCGATCCAAAAATTGGTAATCTCTTGTGCGATTGGGGCGGTATAGGCTTAGACGGGGCATAATGCAAGTATTTAGCGGCGGTTGACCAATAAATTGGAAGCTGCTATAATTACTCATGTAAGCTGTACAAGGAGCCACTGTGAAAACTGCCAATCGAGCACTCAAACCCCTGAATCCACGTAGTCCTGATACAAAGTATGTGGGCGATGAACCGCTGTGGCGCGAGCAGCCCACAGAAAACCGTGTGACCGAACTCAGCAGAGCCTTGAACTGGTACAATTATTTCTACGGCAAAAAAGAAGCCAAGGACATGATTGCTACCTATTTGGATGCGCATGATCGTGCCCGTGATGCCAAACAGATCAGAGCCATGCCTGACAGCCAAATTAGACTGACCCCAGGCTGGCTATGCCGCATGAGCATGATGGGCTTGCAGTTGGACGAACACGAGCAAATCAAACTGGACAACATGATTGCTGAACTGTTGACCTTGCGCAATGACCCCAAGCCCGAAGCTCCAGTTGATGACACGGCACCGGCCCGCATGACCATTCAAGATCGATTGAGAGAAAAAGTATTAGAGTGTGCGGGCGAGCTTGAAGGTGTGTTTGATGAGTTTTGCTCAGCTGGCGCCAAGATGAGTGCTGACTACAAGCCCATCGCTGTGATGCGCAGCATGAACATTGCCCCGCAAATGGTCAATGACATTCGCACAATCTGGGTCGACCGACTCAACGAGTATCAGGAAATCATAGAAGGCAAAGATTCCCAACTGGTGGAAGCCTATGGACACTACAGCAAAATCCAGCTGCGCAACATTGTGAAGTTTATTGAACAAGTGATTGCAGACTGCGGTGCCTATGTGCAGATCAAGAAAGTGGAACGCAAGCCGCGCAAGGTCAAGCCTGTGGCACCAGAAAAACGTGCAGCCAAGTTTCGAGTGCTTCTAGAGTTTGCCGAACTCAAGCTCCGAGGCCTGCCAGCTGCCAGTCTTGTGGACAAGAGTGAAGCCTGGCTGTATGACACCAAAAAACGCAAGCTGATTCATGTAGTGGCAGATTCGCACACTCAAGCATTCACTGTCAAAAGCAACAGTGTGATTGGTTTCAGTACTGTGGAAACTCAGCAAAAAACTGTGCGTAAACCAAGTGAAACAATCAAAGCAATCGCAGCAGCGGGTAAGCCTGCTGCTAGAAAAATCTTTAAAGAATTGACCACTACAGAAACGCCTTGGAATGGTCGCGGTACCGAGAACCTTGTAGTGCTCAAGGCCTGGTAAATAAGGGGGAACGGAGCTTCCCCATGGCCGAAAATACACTGCCAGAATTCAAGCAAAATCTCATTGAGTATGTGAAGTTACAACTGGGCGATCAAATCGTCGATTTGGAACTGGATCCCGCTCATTATGAGAGTGCCTATCAACGCACCATAGGCACCTTTCGCCAGCGCAGCAACGCGGCCTATGAGGAAGCTTACATCTTCATGGAATTGATCCAAGACGAAAACATCTACACACTGCCGCAAGAAGTGGCCAGTGTGCGTCAGGTATTTCGCAGAACTTTTGGCAACAGCACCGGACCGTTTGCATCAAACTTTGATCCATTTGCTCAGGCCAGTCTCAATGTGTATCTCATGAACTTTAACGTAGCTGGTGGACTGGCCACTTATGATTTTTACACACAGTATGTTGAATTAGCTGGCCGCATGTTCGGTGCCTACATGAACTACACATGGAACCCTGTAACCAAAAAATTACAAATCATTCGTGATCCCAAAGGATCAGGCGAAAATGTTCTGCTGTGGGTATACCAGCTTAAGCCTGAAATTCAACTGTTGGCCGACTATCAATCTGGGCAGTGGATCCGTGACTACATGCTGGCCAACTGCAAAATGATCATAGGTGAGGCTCGTGAAAAATTTGCTCAAATTGCTGGCCCACAAGGCGGCACACAGCTCAATGGTGCAGCACTCAAAACCGAAGCCAAAGAAGCCATGGCCGATCTAATCGAGCAACTGAAAAATTATGTGGATGCCAGCCAGCCACTAACTTGGGTCATTGGCTAATTGACAACTGCGTTGACTTTTGCTACAATAGCAAAATGGACGTGATGCTTGACATAGAGGGCCTAGGCACTGGCCCTGATACCACTATTCTCACTATTGCTGCGCAGGGGTTTGACCCCCTTGGCGACGGCTACTACAGCGACCACAGTTTCTACGTGCGTGTGGATCTAGAAAGTCAAGAAAATCGCAGCATACAAGATGGCACCATTGAGTGGTGGGCCACACAGCCTGCAGCAATTCGGGAAGAAGCTTTTAGTGAGCAAGACCGTGTGCCACTCAGCGTAGCCCTAGATGGTCTTACAAAAATCGTATGGAAAGCTCGCAGAGTATGGGCTCAAGGTCCCACGTATGACATGACCATACTGGAACATGCCTACAAAAGCCTCAACAAGGCCTTGCCCTGGCAGTATTATTCAGTGCGTGATTCACGCACTGTGTTTGGCTTATGGCCTGGACTTGAAGCACCCCCGGCCACTCACAATGCACTAGAAGACTGTCGTAGACAAATTTCCATGCTGCAAGACACTCTTAAATACCTCAACATCAAAGAACTGCGATGATCATTGGCATATTTGGTGATAGCTATGCATCAGAACAGTATGGCCCTATAGCATGGAGTAACTTATTGCGAACACAGTACCACTACAACATATACAATTATGCGTGTGCTGCTACTTGTTTGTTCTGGTCGTATCAACAGTTAATAAAAAATATCGATAATCTCGACACTGTAATATTTGTTGCAACTCAATACGGCCGGTTGTACTGGCCAGATGCGGATTTTACATCAGATTCACTGCATATGATTTCTAGTCTGTGGACCATCCAACATGTAATGAAACATAATCCATTAATGGATCCAACCCGTTTGGCTATATTGAAAGCTGCTCAGCAGTATCATTTACACTTGCGCAATGATCAGTTTGATATGTTTGTGCATAATCAAATTATAAAAGAGATAAGCAAGTTATGTAAGGAACGTGAAAAAAAACTCATAATGATTCCAGCATTTGATGTGACCATTACTCGCCGGCCGGTATTTCAGTGTTCATTACATGATGTAACGTGCAAGGAATTAACTACACAATTTGGTTCACAACACCAAGGATTTATTCCAGAAAAGGACACACGAGCCAATCATATGAGTGTAGAAAATAACATAGTCTTTGCTGGAATTGTTGATAGACTCTTGCGTGACAAAGTCTTTTCAATAGGACTAGACAATTTTGTATTTAAAAAAGTTGCTGATCCAAAGTTATATTGGCACATTTAAAATAAGGTAAAATTTATGATAATTGGCGTATGCGGATTTATTGGCTCAGGTAAAGATACCATTGCTGACTATCTTGTGAACTTTCATGGCTTTAGGCGCGAAAGTTTTGCCAACAGTTTGAAAGACGCAGTGGCACAAGTTTTTGGTTGGGACAGAACCCTCCTGGAAGGACGTACCAAACAAGCTCGAGAGTGGCGTGAACAAGTTGATGTCTGGTGGGCTGAACGTCTGTCCATGCCACACCTTACCCCTCGCTGGATTTTGCAGTATTGGGGAACTGAAGTTTGCCGCAAAGGGTTTCATGATGATATCTGGATTGCTGCGCTGGAAAACAAGCTGCGCAACAGTGAGGATCATGTGGTGATCTCCGACTGTAGATTTTCCAATGAAATTCGTGCTATCAAAAGTGCTGGTGGGCAAGTGATCAGAGTCATACGTGGCCCTGAACCTGAGTGGTATCAAGATGCTGTAAATGTCAACGAAGGGCGGGGCAACATGAGCTGGATGATCAGTAAGGAACGCCTCAAAACACTGGGCATTCATGCCAGCGAAACCAGTTGGGTGGGCACTGATTTTGATGCTGTGTTAGACAACAATGGCACTTTGGATCATTTGTATCAACAAGTTATGCGTCTGGTTCAAGATCTCCCAGGCGCCACGGCAAGTCACTCCTAGACACTTCTTCCACACAGTTCTTACA